CTGCACCCGCTATGTACACAATTTTCTTTCCTGTTTTGGCGTTGATACAAAAGTGCGAACCTGCGGCATTTTTGTTTCCGTCGCTATATTCCGTGCATAGTCCTCTGTGTATATTATAGAGGCTGTCCGCCTTATCCACAAAATTTCGTTTGGCAAGCACAGACGACACGCCTATAATTGCAAATTGATTAACGTTTGCGGGCGCGTTCATTATGCGGTCGAAAAATACCAAACCCGCAACAAGGGTTTTGCTCGTTCCCATACTGCCGCATAGGTGCAATACTCGCGCTTTATCGGAAAATATGGCGCGCATTTTATCCGTCCATATTACCTCGTCGAAAGTCATTTGTCTTTCCCTTTGATTGCCGCTGCCGCTTTTTCGTATGCGATACGTATTTCGTCGCTGTTTTCGATATTGACCTTTTCAGTGGGTTTTTCGCCTATTGTATCGCGAATAACTTCATAAGCTTTGACATTACCTTTCAATGCTTGCTTTATAAGCGCAATGCTGGTTGCCTCGCTTCCGTCCATTTTCGTTCCATCGACGTCGTAATCAAGACTTAAAAGCTCTTGCAACGTATCTCTCAACGCTCTTTTTTCACGACGGGCTTCACCGCTGTTTTTGCCGCCTTTGCTTGTTATTTGCCGCAGTTCTTCCGCTGTTCGTTCATTAAACGGTTTACCTTTGGGAATTATTTTCTTCTTGTCGGGCATTATTATAACCTCTTTTTGCTATAAAAAAAGCAAGGCGTATGTTCCTTGCTTAAATGTATCGTTGTTTTTTAATTAACTATCACATAGTTTCATTATCTATATCAAAATCCAAACCAAAATCCCCTATGTTTGCATCATTTTCCAAAATGATTTTTTTATTTATCCGCAGGTAAATCCTATGTCCGCCGCAACATCGTCTGCAGGGTCTTTATCCTCAAACGATTTTTGGATATATTCCATATCGTTCTTTATGAGCTTTTTTGCCTGTTCCGCCGAATAATGCCAGCTCGAAAGTTCTAAGCACTTTTGAATATCCGCGACATACTCTTCGATATTCGCATAGTCCTTAAACTTGCAACAGCCTTTTACAAAATCTCTTTCATCGTTTGTCATGTCGTATACTCCTATTTCATGGATTTGTCGCGGCTGTTCTTTGCCGCGTCATAGTCTTTGCTTGCCGATACTCTCGCAAAAAAATCTTCTGCACTTTCGCTTGTCATTTTGCCTGTATATTTGTAAAATATAATCGGTTCGCGCGCGTCTCGCTCTTCCGTCCACCCGTCGGGCGCATATTCGTCGTTCCACTCGCACCAACTCACAGGCTCAAAACCGCATTTGGCATAAAAGCTGTGGTTGCCCGAATACGAGTCGAGCTTTTTACCGCCGTTTTCTACCGCCATAGCAAGCAAATCGCGTCCTCGCGTTTCGCGGTCGTTACCGTTCTTGCAAACGCTTACAATGTCGCCGTCTTGTGTCACCGCAACGGTGCTACCGCCTTTTGTGGTATGTAACTTTGCGCCGGGATAGTCTTGGTCGAGTTCTTCTTGCGTGTGCGCCGTTACGCGCCACGCTTTTTCGGCGGGGACAGTTTCCTTTGCTTTTTTCACAGCCGCAGAAAATTCTTTTGAACTTTTCCCGCCGTACTTTGTCGGTGTATCGCTTTTCGGTGCTGATTTAGCAGATTCGGACTTTGCGCTGTCTATATCTGACTTTTTGAATTTTCCGCTCTCGCGCATTGCGTCAGTAAGGCTTTGCCCTTTGCGAATAAAAATACGTCTGCCGCAAACGGTACGCCATACTCCGCCGCTTTCTTTATCGTCTGCCATAGTGCCTCCCATATAAAAGGCACTACCTTATTTTATCACGACGCATCGGCTATGTCAAGGTAGTGCCCTAAATTTCAACACTACCATTATAACATACTAAAACGGCAAAAAAGTCGTGGACTTTATACAATTTTTAATAAATTAAACTGTAACGCTATCATCGTTGCGTATGTAAGCACATCTGTTAGCCAATCAAAGAATGCCGAACGCTCTATAAATAGCTTTTCGCAAATTCTTTTCTCTTTAATTTTTTCAAAATATTTTAACCGTATTAAAGTATCTTTTCCCGTATTACGAAAATGATTTAAAGTCTCTTCAATAACCCTGCACCACAACACGGTTTCATTTCCTTCAACTGCCATTATTGCCTTGCTTTCCGTAGGATTGCCCACATCGGTTCCACCGCCCACAGCTCCGTACTTAGCCGTTAATCCGCGTTCGGAAAGCTCAACAATATCTGCCGCAGCAAGCTCTTTATTACGTTTATAATCGTAAAGCGCCCGCTCAACTCGGCGACGAAGTTTTCTGTCAAGCATTATCTGTCTCCTTGTTTTTCTTTCTTCTCACTTTTTCGCACTCTCCGCTACACTTCTCTTTTTCGCAGCTAAGGCACACTTCGCGGTATTTGTCATGCGGCACCCGCTCACGCCTACCCTCACTCTCCACCACCATTATGCTGTATTGCCTGAACCTGTTAGGTTTTGTTCTCATTCTCACCTCGCAGTTCTTTCAGACGCGCTTCGGCTTTGTCTTTGTTGGTAAACCAAGTTTTATTAAAATCTGACAACTTCACGTCCCATATAGACTTTTCATTTGTCAAAAGCCTTATATATAAAACACCTTGCAAAATTATAAACTCAGCTATTTCTCGTCTAACTATAAGCTCTCCGTCTATAATAAATATCTTATCGCCAACTTTGCACGGCAGCTCCACAATCTCACCCTTGCATTCCGCTTGTTCTTTATTCTTGTATGCGAGCCACCTTTCGCCGTAGTCACATGTGTCAATGGTAATGCACGCTCTATCACTTCGGATAATTTTATCGCCCATCCACTCGTCAATCTGCCCGTAAGAAGCATCGCTATCTTGAACAGATATGAGCCACACCCAATCGCCTACTTCTAAGGCTTTTAATTCTTCTATCGTTAATGGTTTCATTTTACTTCTCTCCTTTCATAAAGCAAATCCAATGCGTATTACTACGCTTGCCTGATTTATTTCCCATTACGGGTTTTTGGTCTGTAAGTTTCAAAATCTCACTTACTGTAATATTGGTTTCATTCCACTTAAAAATCAGAATGCCATTAGGTTCTAATACGCGGAAGCACTCTGCAAAACCTTTCTTTAACTCGGATTTCCAATCGCCCTGTAGCGCACCATACTTTATCTGTTGCCAACCGGTAATTTCGCTGTCAGTATTATGTAATAAATGCGGAGGGTCAAAGACTACCAACTTAAACGAATTGTCTGCAAATGGCAAGTTTGTAAAGTCAGCCAAAATATCGGGATTCACTTCATATTCTCGGCCGTCGCATAATCTCGTTTTAATTTTTCGCTTGTCACAGAATAAAACCCTACTATCAGATTTATTGAAGTAAAACATTTTACCACCGCAAGCAACATCTAATATCGGTTTTGCTTTCATTGTCTTAACTCCTTTATGAGTGAATTTATTTTTTTAGCCCCACTGTTCAGCCATAGCTTTGGCTACCCCGATAGGCGTCTTACTTCTCAATTTTGCTGTTTCGGGGTCATTCCACGAATATTGCTTTCCGTCAAATTGTGCTTTCCATATCCCTTGCGTTCTTTTCTCTTTCGGTAAAACTCGTGTTGCCTTTAATGGTTCAAGTCCTTTCAGCCAAAGGCAAGTTTTCTTACATTCCGTTTCGCCCTCGAAATCATAAGGGTTATATATCTGATTAGGTTTACGATAGCAAGTTGACATTATGCCGACAGGATTTTCAATAGCAATTTTGTCGCAGTCCGCCATAACAAACTGATAGAAAAACGAAATTGCTTCTCTTTGAAGTTTTATTGGCTTTCTGCCCTCTGTAAACCACCTTTGACCTGCTGTACACAAGTGAGTACACGGCGGGTGAGCAATTATCAAGTCCCAACGAGGTACAATAATATGTAAACAATTATCGCAAGTCCGAAATCTTATACTTGAATAATAAGTATTACGGGCTGAACCTGTATAATCGGGGTTTAATAAATCAAGTACATTGCCTTTAATATGCCATTCAGGGTGTCCGCCGCTATATTCTTGAATGTCGCAACTATATGCTTCGTGTCCTCTTTCCCTGAAAGCCATACAAACCCTTTGACTTTTCTCACAAGCTACTAATACTCGCATAGGCTTTGTTGGTTTTATGTATTCATTTTCAAACAATGACATTTGTCCCTTCATTCTGCTCTCCTTAAAAGTCGTCTAAATCGTCAAACTCTTCTTTCGATTCTGTTTTAATGTTCTCTGCTTTCGGTTGCTCTTGCTTCTCGCTGTAAAGTCAGTTTACTCCCTAATCCTTTTTGCACAAATATTTCATAATTCCTTGTTAAGTCTCTCAAATGCGGCGTTTAGCTTGTCTGCCGAATTATCCGTTGCAATTCGGTGTGGCGCGTCTTTATTACTTTTAATGTCTTCTCTCTGCCACTTTAAAATAGTGGATTTCATTGAAAATGTAGCTTGTGGCCTTTTTTCTTTGAACGCCTTAACTCGTTCTATGTAGTAGTCGGTTGTGTCTTTGCCGAGTTTTTGGCAAAGGTCGGAGTAGTCTTTATCGGAAAGCAAGCTACTACTATTTATTTTATTTTCTTTTACTTTACTTTGTTGCATTTCGGTAACTTTAACAGGGGTTTCCGTTACCAAAACTATTGTTTTCGTTGCGTTAATTGCGGTTTTCTCTTCCGAAACTAATTCAAAGGCATTATCTTCGCCCAATAGCGAAAACTCTTTGACTAACGCTCGCCCGCCGTATCTTTCTTTGGACTTAGCGTATTGCTCTTGGATTCTCACGCCCGTAATACAGTTCACTTTGAGATGTTGCTTACTCAATAAGTCGATTTCCGCCATGTAACGTATTGCTTTGACAACGTGTGTCGCAACCTTTGCAGTTGGCTCTCGATTACTCGTTATATTTTCCGCTATCGTCTGCGCAAAGCTCTCTAAACTCGGAATTTTCAAATAATATCCGTTGTCGTAAACTTTTGTAAGCAAGAAAATATATGTAACGATACCTAACGCTCCGTGTTCTCTCCGAAGAGCTATTATTCTTTCGTCTTGGAAGAAACCGCAAACAAGAGGAAAATATTCCAACTTGATTTTTTGCGGTCGTGCCAACTTACTTTACACCTCCCTTTTAAAACGGTAATCCGTCGTCTTCTATCGACTTTAAGTCTTGCATAGACTTCTTACTGCCTATTTTGGGCGCTTGTTTGGGCTCTGCGCACTCTGTCTTCGGGTATGAGATAAACTCCACCTCGTCGGCAATAACTTCGGTTATATAGCGTTTGTTGCCGTCTTTATCGTCATAGCTGCGGGTTTGAATCTGACCGCAAACTCCTACTTTCATGCCCTTAACGCAATACTTAGCGCAGTTGTCTGCAAGTCCTCTCCACGTTAATATGTTTATGTAATCCGTGTCGCGTTCGCCGTTGGCATTTGTGTAATTACGGTTTACTGCCATACTGAATTTACATACCGACACTCCCGAAGAAGTTTGTGAACTTTCGGGGTCGCGGGTTAAATTGCCTACTAAAATTACTTTATTCATCCTCTATTCTCCTCAATAAATTTTTCGAGCGGTTCGTTGCGTTTAAGGATTTCTTCCGCTCTTTTCTTGTTTTCGTTATACGCGTGCATAGCGTCTCCCACATCTTTCGGCAATACCGCTATTCTGTACCCGGAAGTATCGCTAACGGATATAAGCGGAACTCGCTTTGCTATCTCACTTAAAGCATCGCGCGTCGTCCTTTCGCTTAAATTGAATATACTCATAAGCTGTTGCTTAGTCATATTACCGTTACGCAACAGACGCACCATTGCATTCAACATAGCTCTGTTTTTATCCGTCAGCGTCATGACCTTTTACCTCCCGTTTCGTTTTGAGCTTGTATACGCTACACAGTTCTTTGTTCAGTTGTATCGGCTCCAAATGATACTTTGCCATAAAGTCTGTTTTACCTATTGTATGAGCTTCCGTGTGATGTTTCCGACACAACGGTAACGCCCTCATACCTTCGTGAACTATCTCTTTACGGTTATAGCCCATGCCCACTTGGTCCACATGATGCAAGTCTGCGTTACGCCCGCAAACCGCACATTTTTTATATTTTAAGCAAGTGTACACGTATTTGCGAATATCTTCACACAATTCGATTAACGGCGTTTTAAGCGACACTTCCCACGCTATTATGAGTTCTACAAGAAAGTCTATAAACTCGGATGCAAGCTCTACCGAACAATCGCTTAGCGAAAAGTCTTCCGCCATTTTTTCAAGCCTTTGTAACCGAAACTCCCACTTCATAGTTTTTTTGACGATTTCGGGAAAATCTCCCACAAAATCCGCAAGCTCTCCGAGCATTGCATATATTTTCTTGCGCTGCTCGGCGGTTATAGTACGGCTGTCTGCAAGTAGTATGCGTGCCGTACTATATCCACAACGTATAAACTGCTCTATGTTTTCATATTTAGCGCAAATTGTCAGCTCTCCGTTCGGAGTGTAATCGGTTACTTTACCCTCTATAATCTCCATGCTAATCACCAAGCGCTGCTATAAGATTATAGAAGTCCGCTTCGTCAAGGTCGTTTACTTTTACCTTCTCTCCAAACATATCTTGAAGTATTATAGCGCCGTCTTCATTGCTTAAACCTGCTATTCTAAGCGCATGAACAAAAAGCGTTTTGTTGTCCGCCGTGTCTGCACCGGGCAAGTCGAATACGTCTATCGGAGTAAGTTTTTTATCCTCCACCTTAGCAAAGCCGTTGCTCTTAAAAGGGTTGTCCGCTTTCTTCTTTTCAGGTTTTCCCTGCATAGCGTTAAGTCCGTCGTGTTCGGCAATATCGAATAACGCCTGATACAAATACCGTCTTTGATAAGTTTCAACGGCCCCTATATTTTGTACCTCGTGGCACCCCTTTAAGCTCGCCGTGCCCATAGGACTCGTTAACGTAATCCGTTCTTCGGGAGTCTCGCAATTAACTGCCGTAAGAGTTGCAAGCTCGCTTGTAAACGACGGATAAGCTGTCATTTTATACTCCTGCATAAGCTCATTTAACGGCGTCAAAAAGTCTTCGAGCTCAAAATAGTCGTACTTTGCAAACTCGTTCTTTCCCGTCATTTTCAGTTTCTTCGAGGAAAGTTTTGTTTTTACTTCTTGCAACTTTTCATATATGTTCATAATTCCACCTCCTTATTTAATCGTTAAACTTATACTGTCCGCAAGCTCCGCGCCCGGCACGACTTCGCCCGACTTTAACGCCGCTTTTATTGCCGCCGTATCGGGCTCTATTTTCGTTTTTAAGTATTGCGGAGGAATAGACTGTTCGTTTGTTATGACCGTCTTATTTGCCGCTACAACGCGCAATATGGCGCGTATGCGCGAAGTTTCGAACTTACTCTCTCCGTCCTCCCGCATGCGTCCTATAAGCCATTGTTTAATATTTTCGGCTGTGTTCTTTTTGGCACGGGAACGTTCTTGTAACCGCTTTATGTATTCGTCTATTTCTTTTGCATCGGCTTTCATCTGCTCTTCGTATAAAAGCGCGTTTTCTATTTTTTTATCCCGCGCCATTTCGAGAGCGTCGAGTTGAGTAATGTCGAACACCATGCCCGTTTCCGGGTCTATTCCGTCCTTGCTCTCTGCTGCCCTGTAAAGGGTAGCTATTATATCGTCGTATTCGTACAGCTTCATGACAAATTCCCCTTTTGCTCTTTTTCGATTTCCTCTTGCAACTGTTTTTGAGCGAATGCACGATTGTCTTCCATTTCTTTAATTCCTTGTACAAACACTTCTATTTCTGATAAGATTTTAAGAGTTTCTTCACCGTCTGCTTTTTTCAATCTGTCGCCGTACTCCGACATAGACTCAGCAAAACCGTGCTTTGCCAATTTCAACAATGTTTCTGCAATGTTTACCTTGCGTTGATAAAATTCTTTCATTTCCTTTTTACCTCGTAAAATTATTTTTGTGGCGGTTAGCTACTCCGCAACTCATGAGTTAATTGCCGCAAGTGTGAGATTTGAACTCACCTTCGGGAACCCTGCTCCCAATACGCGCCCTTTATTTACCGCTTACCTGCGTTATATGAGCGGACCGTGCCGCTCAAATTCTTTTAAGATTAAATGCTTTTTCCTTAGCTTCCGCTTGTTCTTTATCCGCATAAACACCCGCCACCTCATGTCCCCACTTATCCCAAGCAAGATATTTTGCTTTCTCGTGGCTTCTCGCTTGTATCTCGGTGCATTGTCCCGCCTTAGAGCTACCAAACTTAAAGAACACATAAAATGATTTTAACGCGCATTTGCGGCTTGTTATAGGCGTTCGCATGACTTCTCTTCCCCCCACCTTAAACACGTTTGCCGCAATTAGCGACGGGCAATGCTTCCACCTTTGCATACTTTTTAACGCTTCCTTTTCGCTACCGTAGGCGTACCTATATGCGCCGAAAGTATGAATTACTTGTAATATGTACATTCCTGTTACTCCCCTTTTAGTTCGTTTGCCACCGCCAACAGTCCAATACAAACTTTATCCATTACGTCGAGCGGTGCAAGTAATACCGTTCCTGCGGCGTTTTTAAGCCGCATGTGTTTAAAATCCACGCCGCGTAGCTGTATTAACTCGAATGTAGTTCCGAGTTTCTCGTTTACATGGTTAATCACGGCTACGTTCTGTGAATAAATTTCCAAATCGTCAAGAGTCATTGCCCTTTTCCTCGCTGTCTTGCGCGTTCTTAAATTCAAGCATATTCTTCGGGTCGGCTATCCAATTTAAAAGCGTGGTGCGGAATATAACGTAATCGTTCTTCCCAACTCGCACTGCGGGAAAATACGGCTTGCGCATCCAATTCCTAAGTTGGTGAACGCCTATACCCAAAATCTTGCTTGCTTCGTCTGCGGTTAAAGCTTCTTGCATGGTTTTACTCCTCTTACAATAAATCGTCCACTTTGCAGTTAAAAAACTCGCAGAGCTTATCGAGTGCTGCTTTTCGCGGAAAACGCTCTCCCTGTTCCCACAACGACACTGCCGCCTGCTTTACGCCAATGGCATTTGCTAACTGTAACAACGTCATACCGCGTTCTTTACGTTTTTGTTTTAATCCGTTCATTTTTCACCTCTTGACTTCCTGCCATTCTTATGTTATAATAATAGGGAGTCGAGGGGCTTAGGCAGGTTGTTCGCCCCTCTTCCCTTGCCGTCCTACCGTTCCACCGTTCGGGCGGCTTTCTTTTTGCCTTTTTACTTTTACGTTTTTGCTAAGTACATAAGCATTTCAATAATTTCCTTATCCGTCCAACCTTTGGATTTCAGATACTCGATAATTCTTTCAAGCGTCTTATCCTGCATTGCTTCGTCCATTTCCTTTACCTGCCTTTTTGTATTTCGCAAGGTTTATCTTAACCTTACATACACATTATAACATATTGTTATACTTTTGTAAAGTGTTTTATTACGATATGTGATATTTTTTTTAAGTATTTTTTTGCAAAATATTTCAATTTGTTATATAATTTACTTATTAAAATATTTCTCAAAGAGGTTAATCCTATGGATGTATTAAAAGAAGTGCGAAAAGCCGCTAAGAAAACACAAATCCAAGTTGCAAATATGCTCGGCGTTACACAAGCTGCTTATGCTATGTATGAAAACGGTTCTCGCTCACCAACCAACGATATGCTAATCAAACTTGCCGACTATTTCGGCGTATCTGTTGATTACCTGCTCGGTCGTCCCGAATGCCCTACCGAGCCGATAGACGAGGATTTGCGCCACCTAACCGACACATGGCACTCTTTATCCGACACCGCCAAAATGCGACTTTTAGCCTATGCTGACGGGCTGAAAGACAACGAATAGCTTTCATTTCCTTTTACCTGCCTTTTTGATTATTCTTTGCATTTCGTCAAGAATAATTATATATTATCATTTACTTTGCGAATTGTCAAGTGTTTTTGCAAAAAATATTGCATTTCGCAAAGTTTATTTATTTGTCAAAAAATAATAGACTTTACAAAATGCAAATGTTATAATATAAGAAAATAGATTTATAGAGGCAAATAATGAATATTCAAGATAAATTGCTTGAAAAATCAAAAGAAGCATTCATCATGGCTATTGAAATATATAATAAACCCTCAATCAAATATAGAGTTGAAGGTTTCAGCTTTTTTATATGTAATGCTTGGGAACTGATGCTTAAAGCACATATTATAAAATCCGAAGGGATTAAATCCATTTATTATAAAGACAATCCCATGCGTACTATTACGCTAGAAAATTGCATTCAAAAAATATATACAAATGATAAAGACCCTTTGCGTCGTAACCTTTTAAAAATAATTGAATTACGAAACACAAGCACGCATTTCATCACAGAAGAATATGAAATGATTTATATTCCCCTTTTCCAAGCTTGTGTTTTTAATTTTACTGAAAAAATGCAATCTTATCATAATATCGATATATCAGAGGAAATACCACAAAATTTTCTTTCTCTTTCAATTAGCTATAAGTCTTTTGATATCGAAGAAGTCAAAGCTAAATATACAGATGAAATTGCAAATAAATTGATAGCACTTTACAATGATATTACGCCAGTAGTATCTGAAAGTAATAATAGATTTGCAATATGCATTAAACACGACTATTTTATTACAAAAAATAAAGATGCCGCCACAACAACTGTTGGAATTGATAATGATAGTCAAACCAAAGTTAAAATAGTTAAGGAAATGAAAGACCCAAATAACACTCACAAATATAGTTGCAAGGCTTGTTGTAATGAAATAAACAAAAGACTAAATCGTTTAAAAATTAGTTTAACTTTTAATTACTATCATTTTGATTTATTTTGCAAATACTATAATATAAAAAACAATCCTGAGTTATGTTACACAACAACAACCTTTACGAATCCACAGCACGGTTATTCAATTGCTACAATAGAGCTCATAGTAGATGAAATAAAAAAAGACCCTGATAATATAATTCAGAATCTAAAAAAGGCATTAAAAAAAAGTTAACCCCAGGGGCAAAGGAATTCTAAGTACATCGTACCTACTCCCATTCGGGAACCCAGCCTATTTCCTTCACGAGTTAACTCTCTTTTATATTATATACTATGTCATTTAACTTGTCAATATGTATCACATAATTTTATAATATTTTAATAGTAAATCATTGGAGATATGTAATTCTATGGAAAATTTACGCAAATTACGTAAAGATGCAAAACTTACGATGAAACAACTTGGAGAAATTATGGGTGTAGCCGAAAGCACAATATCTCTTTACGAAACAGGCAATCGTGAGCCTGATAAAGAAACACTTTTTAAGCTCGCTGACTATTTTGATGTTACCACCGACTACCTTCTCGGAAGAACCAACACGCCAAATGCGGAAAGTGCGCCAACCACCCCTATTGCCAACAACCTTACACCCATATCCAGCAACGAAATGTTCACTTTTAAAGTGATCGGCACTATAACGGCGGGTTACGGCGGTGGCACCGACTATAACTCCACAGGCGAAGAAATTGCAATACCTCGCCACTTGCTTAAATCGCACAATCCCAACGATTACTTTGTTTTAGAAGTTCGCGGCGATAGCATGTTCCCTCTTTATCTTGACGGCGACAAAGTGCTTATACGCAAATGCAATTCTGTTGACAGCGGAAAAATAGCCGCCATAGGTTATGACGGCGAAGACGCAACTCTCAAAAAAGTTGAATATGTAAAGGGCGAAAATTGGATGCGCCTTATTCCGCGCAATCCCGAATACCCCACTAAAACCATTCGCAACGGAGACTTAGAGTTATGCCGAGTATATGGCGAAGTAGTTTATTTATTTAGAGAAAACGTTGGTTTTTAGTCCAAGCATATTTACAGCAGAGTTATAGATATAAAGCGAAGATATAAGAAACGCTGATTCACAAGAGCGCCAGGCGCCGGCAAAGTCGTTTGCTTAATTTACGGTGAAAGGTAAAAACAGTATAAGAAATATTTATCAAAGTTTCTAAACAAACAAATCGTTGACAGACGCTGTCAACGATTATATGTTATAATATGAGTGTAAGTTGAATTTATGAAAATTGAACTTATTTTAATATAAGCTAACTTTACAGCATAAGAAAAACAATTAGTCTATTGACAAGAACAACTACATCATGATATAATAACAATAGGAGAAATTATGGGAAACTATACTCAAATTGAAAAAGAATTTGGAAATAGAATTCAACACAAATTGAATTTTGTGCTACAAAAACAATTACCCCCTAACCAAATTCAGAATGAATTAAACCAACTATTGCAAACAGAGTTAGCTTTATTTAGATTTGAGAAGATGCAAAATGTTTGTAAAATTACTAACCGCAATTTAATTTGCTATGTTTCATCCTGGTTACAAGGCTCTATTGCCAATCCCGAATTTTCTATAACTGATAATGATATGAACGGGTTAATGAACGCAGTATCGGAATTAGATAGAAAAAAGGGATTGGATCTAATTTTACATACACCCGGAGGCATAGTCACAGCCACAGAAAGCATCGTTACATACTTGCGTAAAATGTTTAACAATGATATCCGCGTTATAGTTCCACATATGGCCATGTCAGCCGGAACTATGATAGCTTGTTCAAGCCGTGAAATTATATTAGGAAAAGAATCAAGTCTTGGTCCAATCGACCCACAATATCATAATGTTCCCGCTCAAGGCGTTTTAAAAGAATTTGAAAGAGCAATCAAAGAAACGCAATCCTCTCCAAATCGCTCACTAATTTGGAAAGAAATAGTTTCACAATATCGTCCAACCTTTGTCGGCGAATGTGAAAATATAGTTAATTTATCTTATGATTTGGTAAAAGGCTGGCTTGTAACTTGCATGTTAAAAAACCATGCAGACAGGCAAAAAAGAGCAGAGAATATTCTCAATGAGTTAGCAAGCCACGACGTATCAAAAGTTCATGACCGACATTACGATTATATTAAATGCAAAAAACTTGGTTTAAAAGTAACGCCTTTAGAAAAAAATAATATACTACAAGATAGCGTTTTATCATTATATCATGCCTATTTAATGAGCATTTATCGTTTGCCCACAGTTATCAAATTTATAGAAAATCAAAATGGGCAAACCTTCGTTATTAATGGACAACGTGGATAATATAAAATATCACGGAGACTCTTATTATGAAAAATGTATTAGTAAACACCCCTAATGAAACTATTTCAAGAGAAGAAGCAATTAAATTATTGTCAAGAGAACCGCTTGAAAGCGACAATAATAAAATATTTGATATATATGGAAATTATATATTCCCTTCAGATATTACAATAAAAGAACCCAATACAGCTGTGGGTATTAGCGGTATATGCAAACCATAGACAAATTACGATAATTAGTTCACGAACTATAATATCTAAACGAAAACGCCCATCTTCCGATGAGCGAAATCTCAACTCCTCCTACAACATGGATAGGTGAGCTAATATAAGTATATGCTATTTTCAGCATCTTGTCAACACAAAAACGTAAAAAAACATTTTTTATGTCAAGCATTTTTTCCTATAAAGTAGCTAATTTTAATTAAAATTTAATTTCTAAGCCAATAGGCCGTACTCACATTTTTAAGTCGTTGACAAATGTTGTCAACAATATTGTGCTATAATATAATTACGGAGAATAATATTATGGTAACAGATACAAAACTCGATAATTTTATAGAGCGGCACCGAATGTATGAAGATTGGGAGCCGAAAGCCCCGAAGCGTAAACGTTCGCGGGCAAACGGCGAGGGTTCCATACGCAAGCGCAATAACGGCACTTACGAGGGACGCGTAACCGTAGGTTGGGACAACGGAAAACAAATTGTTAAATCAATTTACGCCAAAACACGAAAAGAATGTAACGACAAAATGCAACAGCTTATTAAAGACGTGCAAGAGATCAACGTTACACTGCCGAACAATATCCCCACTCTAAAAGAATGGCTTATGGTATGGCTGAACGAATACCGCGCAAATATCAGTTCGGGAACAAGACGGCGCTACTTGCTTTACTTTGAAAAAATTCCAGAAGAAACGCTCAATAAAAGAATTACCGAAGTTAAGCCGCTCGAACTGCAACAATACATAAACGGTTTCAACAACTACGGTCCCGCAAACCGCGCAATGGGCGCGTTAAACGCCGCAATGCAAGACGCACTCGGAAACGGTTTAATAGACAAAAACCCCGCAATAAGTCTTAGAAATAATAACGAACGCTCGGCAAAGCGATACGAAGACAACAAAAAATCTTTCACCCATGCCGAAGAACAAGCGTTCAATGAAGCGATTAAAGACAATCCATATAAACTAATTTATCAGGTAAGCCTTTTAGCTGGGCTACGACGCGGCGAAGCCACAGCCCTCAAATGGGAAAACATCGACCTTAACAATCGCGTTATAAGCGTTAAAGAAGCCGCCAAACGCGAAGGCACAGGCTACACAGTGGGAAGCACAAAAACAACAAACAGCGTGCGCACCGTTCCTATCGCTCCCACCCTATTTGATATACTGAACTCGGTAGGCAATAAATCGGGTTTGCTATGCCCCAATGCTCACGGCGCAATGCTTAATGCGGATATTCTCACAATGGACTTTGCCGCTATAATGAAACAACTCGGACAGCAACATACCTTCCACCATTTACGGCACACGTTTGCAACTCGCTGCATAGTAGATAAAGGAATAAATCCGAAAGTTGTTCAAGCATGGCTCGGGCATGCAACGGTAGACATGACAATGAATACTTATACTCATGCTACCGAAGATTTAGTTGACAAAGAAATACAAAAATTGTAAAATATTCATACCCTTATGAATACCCATATAAGCAAAAATTTGTATGCAAATACATATAAAAATAAGCCTTTAAGCGTTGCTATAACGCCGTATTTAAGCATATATTCAGCGCAAATAAGGCACCCCCGTCCACCAAAAAATAATTTTATACCATATATAGTTAAAAGCGTGGATTGCGTATACTATATATGGTATATTTTTTATCCCTTACCCATGCGCGCCCCCATACGCAAAACAATCGACTGTCTTTTGATAGCCGTAATTTTCGTTTTACATACCCCACCCTCTCATGGCTCACATAATACAGCTATTGTAGAGAATAAAAAGAAAAATGAAGATATTTTCCAATTAAAATTTTTAATAAACAATCGCGGTTCACCGTTATTTTTCGCTAATACTCCACATTACTCATGATTCAACTCAATATACAAAAGTACATTATTATATTTTATAATATAGCAATTCCCTTTTAAAAAAATTTAAGGAACGGAGAAATCAAATGACAAGGGCAAATAATAACGGATATACCGATGAAGATTTAAAAGTAATAAATGACATAAAAAGGTTTATGCTTGAAAACGAGTTTAAACTTACCACAGTAGAGGTTCTGAATGCTTTTGCAATACTCATCTATAAAAGTTTGGTTTCATGCAATATGAATGCAAAAGCCGCATATAAAGAACTCGTAGCAACAGGCGCCAACCACGAGAGCTATCGATTAAAATTAAGCTATCATGGCAAAAACAATTACAAAAATGTTAAAAACAGTATTTCTAAAAATTACGGTTACACTATGGACAATGAATTTATGGGCGTCAAAAGCTTTGTAGAGCAACTTGCAATGGTTTACAGCACATACGCAAATCATTATTAAACACAAAAAACGGCTACTTCTCGGTAGCCGCTTTAAATATGTTTTTGCACTCAAATGCAAAATTTAATTGTTGCCGTTCGGGAGCGGCAACACAACCGCTTTTACTGTTTCGATAGGCTGTGCGCCGTTCTTACTTTTTTCTTTTTCAAGAAACTTTTGTATAAAATCAAGGCGTAGTTTCATTTTTGACAACAACGTGCCGCGCGCAAAAGCCTGTCCGTCGCTTGCGCCGAGCGATATACTCATCGCGGTGCGGAATAACTTTGAAAACGTGTTGATTAAAACCGCTGCCGCAAATTCGCCCGTATCGAAAAACAACGTGCTTAGCGTAACGGAAAAAGCAATTAGCATAAACAGCTTTTTGAACACAAGCTCTGCGACGTGCTTTTGCTCGTTGGTTTCCATGTCGTCATCGTCACCCCTATTACGTTCCACGCGACTGAATATCGTTGCTATTCTCGCCCTATTGAATTTAATGCGACAAAATGGCGACAGCGCGATTTTATTACCGCGAACGGGTAGAAACTCAATATCGGTGTTTGCGCTGTCAAGCCGCCTTTTTAACGTCTCACGGCGTTTTTCGTTTTTGGTCTTGGATATTTTGAATTGTAAAAATTCCCTATATGCTTTCAGTTTGCGTTCGGCGTTTATCGTGTTCACATAGTCCTCAAACCGTGTCGCTAAATTATGTTTTATTAGCTCGGTATGGACATTGTCTATTTGCCGTTGCGTTTCGTTTATCGCCGTATTATCGCGCAGTTCTTTCTCTCGGAAAAAGTCCCGAACGGATAAAGTAACGAGTATGACCGAAAGGCAAGTAAGCGCAAGTTTTATCCAATATGCGGGGTCTTTGAAAATCGCGGGGTTAAAACCCGCGTTCACATAGTCCATGAGAACATCTGCGGCAGTCGCAAATATAAGCACGGCTATCATAAAAAGCTGCCTGTAATTAAATTTGCTTTTGATTGCCCGCGCCTTATCCATGCTTTCTTTAATATCAATCGTTGCCATTGTCGCCTCCGTTTTTCGCGTGTATCTCGCGGCTATACAAGACGTTGAAAACAAGCCCAACCGCGTAACTTACGGCTATATAACCAAGCGTCGCCGAAAGCGTAACGAGTTGCGCCTCCAACGCTTTAAACGCGATAATACCCGAAACTATGAAAAGCAGCGGAATAACGGACGAAAAAATAGCCTCGACCGTTCTTATGCTTTTCAGCTCTTTTTCAAGCGCGGCAAGTTCGGCAGGGTCTTGTTTCGTTTTTAAGTCCGCTATCATTACGTTGCTTTGCGCTTTCAAATCCGCCAACTTTCGGTCGATAAATAGTTTCTTAACCGTCCAAAACACGAATATCACAAGCAATACGCCCGTTATGGATATTTTGAAACCGACCGCGCCGCGCGTGTTTCCTATTGTACTGTACCTTGCAACGATAAGCGCGATAGGGGCAACGGCGGAAAAAGCGATATGTAGCAAAAAGAACGCAAGACGCTTTTTTGTCATTTTCATTCGTCTAAACCTCCGAAGTTCACGCCTATATCAGCTTCGCTTATTTCCTTCGGCGTTTCGCTCGTTATTGTCACAGGATCCAATTTTATCGTCACAATTTCGTCCGGTTCGGGCGGTTTATACTCGCTCGACAGCGTTTTAATCGCTTCCGCAAGTTCCGCCTTTTCTTCATCGGTCAACGCTTTTAGTCTGATTATACCTTTCGCCATTGCCACCAAAATAAATTTTAACGAGTTAGCAACAGTTTCCACTTTTTCGACGCGCACATTTAATTCTCGCGCCACCTTTTTGAGCGATTTTTCCGTCACGGCGGTTACGTCAATATTCATCGTCTTACCCGCCAATTTCTCGGCGGTCAGTTGGCTGACCTTTTCGGCGTTATATGAAGCGTTAAGAGCCGAATTTGCCTTGTTTACGAACCTATTCATCAACAAGCGAACAATAGCGTATATTATAGCACCCGCGCCCGTCGCACCACCGAGCACCGCAACATATGGTGCGATTATTTCCCAAACATAGTCCATTTTTATATCCTCCAATTTTGTTATTTTATGAGTGTAGGGTCAAAATTCTTTTCAAGCAACGCCACCCTCTCGGAAAGGTCATTTATAATTTTAACTGCCTGATTGTGCGCAATAGCAAGCGCTTCGTTAGCCGATTTTTGACTTACAAGCGTATCGCAAACCGCGTCAAGACGTTCGGCAACGCATTTTACGAGCGCGGCGGTTTGCTCCGCACAACTCGTATAATCGGCTCTTAGCGCGTCAACCGCAGACAATGTTTGCGCATGCGTGTATTCCAGCTCGGAAAGTTGCTTATATAATTGCGTATCGTCAAGTCCCGCAGTTATTTGCCATTGCGTTTTTCGTAACGAAAGAAACGTACCGACTTTTAGCGGGTGACATTCCCATGATTGAGTTATCGCGTCACACTCGATTTTGCAAACCGTTAGCCCGACAATTTGTTCTTTTGAAAGCAATTGTTTGGGCAATTTAACTGTTCCATTTCTCAGCGTCGCTCGATATTCTATTCCCTCCGCGTCACGGAATAAGGCAACATAAGCACCCTCGCAAGGCAAAACAAAAGACACCTCGAACGTGTCTTTTATGTCGCGCAATATAGGCGTTTGGTCAATTAAAATTCCACTCGAACAACCGTTTTCTAATTTATACTGCATTATTCGTTTCTTTTTCCTCCTTTAAACTCTCCTCTATGTATACGTCTTTTTCCCAACAGCTTGCAAACCGCACCTGAGGAAACCACTCCGGCAACGGAATAGGGTGCGTAAAATTCGGATAATCTTCCTGCTGCGGAATATCCCGCCACGTTTGCTTTAAAGCTTCCAACTCCTCGCTGTACACCTTGTATTTCGGTTGCAAGTTCAGTGAGTCGGCAACTTTAAAAAATCGCTCTCTGTCTTCCCTAAAAGCCTCGTCCATTCTTTGGTGAATCATTTCTAATGTTTCCATGCATCTTTCTCCTAAATTTCACAACTATCGTCGTCGCGTTTGGTATTCGTTCCACCCCAAATTGCGGTAGTTGTATCCCAATTTGAATTATCTAAAATCCCATTCCTTATATCAAGAGAAGAACAAGAGGAACAATATTTGCAATTATAAAAAACATAACCACTTTTTGTAGCCTGCGCTCGACCTTTACAATTGGATAAATGTCTACAATTATAATAACCATAAGCCTCACTTTCACTACCCGCGCCATAATTATCAGCATCGGCGACGCAATTAACTAATTGATAACACGAAGTAAAGCCGCTTAAAAGATTATTCGCAACCCCGCTTTCTTTTTTTGCAATACAATTTGTTAATGCGTAACAATCTGAAAAAGCATGTATATAAGTTCCCGAATTATTATTAGTATCAATAATTCCTACACAATTAGTAAGTAATTCGCATTTTTGAAAAACATAATTAGCAGCTTGCCCTTCGCAATTATTCAGATAATAACAATAATAGTATTCCCCACCGTTTTTACTCTTACAATTTGTTAAATAATTGCAATAATAATATCCATAGTGAATAGATTCTGCTGAGCAATTTATAAGATTATCACAATTATCAAATGCACAGAGATTACTACCGCCTCCTGTTGTTCGTACTATTCCGATACAGTTATATAGATTAACGCAGCGAGAAAAAGCGCGACAAGAACCGTTCATATTTGCCAGCGAACTCAAACACCACACTTCCAAGTTATTTATTGCATATACTTTTGAAGTTACATCAGGCTTTGTCTTATAAAAAACAGCAGCGCAATTCATATCATCTCCCCAAGAAATATACTCGAAATTCGATATCATGATTTTTGCCTTATTTATTCCATCAACCCGATACAATGTTTTAGGCAAACAAAGCCCTTTGCCGTCGCTTCGTGTAAATTCAAGCGTTCCGCCGTCGCCAACTAAAAGCACCGAACGCGCTTCGCAAGTTCCCGCGTCAAGAGTAGCATACCACTCTTCAAACTCCGCTTGTGATGTTATAATAAGGTCATAACCGGAACCGACAGCTTCTCCTTTTAAATTCACGCCATTAAGCCCGGCTACCACGTTGGTGGGATATTTATTTAAAATGTTACCCATAACGCCGTTTTTGCCTACAACAACATCGCCCGGAATACACGCCTCATAATCATCTTGCGTTAAATAAGCGGTCCAACTACCGGATAAATTAATGTCACCGCTTTGAGCTGTATATATTCGAGAACCGTTCACCCCGTCTTTGCCGTTTATTCCGTTTACGCCATTTATCCCATCTTTTCCATCGCTACCATTTACTCCATCTCGTCCGTCTCTACCCGGTTGACCTTGCATACCCGACATATCTGTAACAAATACCCATTCGGTTTTTCCTTTGGCGTATAACCTTGCATTGTCCTCGTCTTCCACACTTCCCGTATTTATAATTGCAAAATCGCCTTCTAATAAATCGGGGTTTGCAAAATCGCTCTCCATTTCAGAAACACTCGTGTATACTTTTTCTATTTTAAATCCCTCTCCTTTGGGGATTCCGAAACTAAAAACAGCAGCATTATCTGTGCCTACGTTTATAACGGTAGCTTCACTTTCAAATGGTAAAGTTGTAACTTGTCCTACGCGTATTGTTGCTGCCATTCCCTCGTCACCTTTTCTTCCCGTAATTAGAACAGGCGCGTCCGAAATAGTAAGACTACAAATTTCATCCGCTACTTGATACACGTTTGCCCGCGTTAAATATGTGTAACCGTTGTATTCGAGGTAAACCACTACGCTTTCGCCAACAGCGGGTCCACGATTAAATTGTGCCGTTGCCGCCTCGAAGCTTATGCCGTTCGCAGGTTCGGTATTTGTATGTATTATGGCTTGCAAAGCAAGAGCGTCCGCTCCTCTGAGCTCGCTGAATTTTAAGCGTCCGTCGTCGGTAAGTTCAACATGCGGCGTTCCCACTTGGTCGGCTTCGGTGCAGTCGGGCGGTTGCAGTAATGCGTCAACATTATCTTCCAACTGTTCAATTTTCACGGTTATATCATTTAAACGAGCTAATTCTCCTCCTATTGGGTCAACGGTTTCGCCGCCCGACACACCACCCTCATCCACATTCGTGCGATATATGCTACTTACAAGCCGCGACATAACCATATTGTTTTGAATTTCCGAATAATTGAAAATCATTTCCAAATCACCAACCGTATCGGTAAAGTCTTTCGGCAGAGGTCGCTCAAAAAGCATATACTTTTCGCCATCGATTTCCACATCACCGATATAAAACAAATTGTAAATGTCTTTATTAAATTGCTTGCGATTACCGAATGCGTCCGTTGTGGCGCGATATACCGTGCAAAGCGGGCTTGTATCAGGCGAGCGATTTTGCGTAATCGGCACATACGCTCTTAGCGTCACAAACCCAAAACCTCCTTGATACAGTCGCGTCTGAGCAATCGGTATCGCCGTGCCACTCACATGCAGTTTTACCGCGATTTCTCGCAGTTGTTGAATTTCTTTCATTTTGAATACCTCTTTTTTGTTTACTCTAATCCTGCTTTTTTACGAGCCGCTTGAACTTTACACTCATAGTCCGTCAATGTAGGCGGCTGCTCTGCTTGCTCATTCAACCTTTTTTGTACGCGCTTCTCGAACTCGGCTTTGTAGTAGTCGTCTTCAAGTAACTCATCAAATGTCAAAATTTCGTCTGTAATTTCCGTGTTCATAATTACCTCCTAAAAATTTTTTTGAATAAGTATTGACTTTGGTCTTAGTTTGGTATATAATAATAATGATAAGCGACGCTTTTTACCCTGCCGAGATGTGCGTATCGGAGTGGGGCTCCCGCGCACGGGGGGCGTCGCTTTTTCTATTGTTTATTAAATGGGTTGATGTCATAAAGTGCACTTGTTCCGTCTGCGCGCACGCCAATATTAAGTAATGCGCTATATTTTTCTTTTCCTATTTGAAACGTAACTTTGTAATACGCAAATTTGATGAATTTTTTGTGCATTACGTCTTTAATTCCTTGAAACTCGCCTGCTCTTATAAAATCTGCCAAATGCGGCGACACTTTCAATTTAACGTTTATATCTTTATGTGTTATCTTATCCGCACCGACACTTGATATGGTAACCTCACGCCCGTCGAGCGTTGCGTATTCACCACATAAATTATCCATTATGTACCGATAGGCTATCTTTTGCCGCTCTTTGGGTTTTTTGCCGTCGCAAGCTGTTTTTGCACTTCGGCATCCATATCAACCTTGACTATTTTTTTTGTGGGAATTTTCTTTTCACTCTGCTTTTTACTCGTCGCATCAATATCGGATTTACCGAACTTGCCACTCGCCCTCATTGCGTCTGTCAAACTTTGTCATTCAACAATAAAAACCTTTCTGCCGCATATCGTGCGCCATACGCCATTTTTCTCTTGCGCCACTTATGTACCTCTTTTGAGTTGACTTTTTGTTCCTACACTTGTATAATAATTACACCATAGGAGGTGTATATAAATGATTAAGAAAACCCATACCCCCCCCCCGTATGTTTTAATGGCAAATCACTTTTACCGTATTACCGCATTGATATTATGTACTTTATTCTCTTTTGCCTTAACAGGGTGCGGCAACAAATACGATTATAACGATTTCCTTGAACATCAAAAGCGTTACAAACAAGAAAAAGAACTTGTCAGCTTTCTTCGCGAATATGACAAAATATACCAACAAAATATTGAACGACAAGATATCTTAAAAAAATATGCAGGCGGCAAAATTGAATTTATCTTTGACGGCACAGCTATTTTCACGAGCGACAATTTCGTATTAACTACACTTTCGACAAACGATTTTACTGTAACATTAGACGTTATCGCTACTGAAATTTTAGCAAAAGTAACAACTGAAAATATAGGAGAATATATCGATATGTACGTTCGTAACGGAGAGAATTCTGCCTTGATTTTTCACAGTATTATACACTCACCTATTTTGAACGGGTGTATCACAATAAGTAACGTCGATAACCTATCATTTGAATTTTGGGCGATACACATAAACACACAGCTTGAAAACATCGCCGTAAGTTATAACGCTCTGCGTGAAAATTGTCGCGCAACAGCTAATTATCTGCCCGCCTTGTTAGCAGTGCCTCCGTCCTATTTAGACGTAACACCGTTTTTAGAAAAGGCGGAACTTAAAGGTTTTTGATTTTCTTTACAAACGACAGGGCGACGCTGGTTGTCCTTTCGTTTATCCCGAAAATCAACTCTATATCTCCGTCCGCGTTTTCATAGCCAAACGCAACAGCGACCACTCCGCTCGGCACGTTACTCATTGTCACCACACCGTTTGCGGTATTGTATGAAAAACTTACATTTGCACCGCCCACCGGCAAATATTCATCGTTTTTATTTAGCGGTTTTGTGTATGCGTAACACTTAACCGCTTTTGTTTTTTCTTTCCAAAAACCCGACCCGACTATTATGTTGTCTCTGTAAGCAACAGCATTTTGCTGGGGCAAAAACCCGATTTTCTCGCGGTTGTCTTTTCGTAACTCGTTCCCAACGGAAACAAACAACGGGTTTTCAAAGCTACCGTCTTTGTATAAGGGTTGCATGGCGATTTGTTCCGGCGTGAGCGTTTGCTCCCCGTAAAGTCTTATATCGTATAAATCGGCATTACCGAACTTATCACAGTAACGCACGGGCAACAGCGTCTTATATGCACGCGCCGAAACATTGATATTTGTATTGAGCAAACCCTTTGCGTAAAGCGTCGCTATATCACTACCAAGCGCGTTGAAAGCGCCAGCTATGTTGTTTGCGTTCGCAAATTGAAAGCCCGCATTGCTTAATACCTGCGTCCCCGCGCTGTAATTATCCTCCATTTCGACCGAGCAACCGAAGCTCGAATGTAGGCTGAACGAATGCACGGGTTTTACAATGTCAATATTCAAAACATTTCGGTTGCCCTCTTTATTTCTGAACGTCACAACCGCATAACGTATCGGCGTTGCATTAGTCGATAATATTCTATCAAGCAAGCATTTTCGCCCGCGCTCCGTCAGTTCGCTGGTCTGATTATGCGGCGCGGTGTCTATCACAACAAATTCATCGTCCGCAATAACGCGATTGATTATGCCTTGCGTGGCAATTTCGTAAAAGCGATTTTCCGCCGGAATAGACACAATCGAACTCAACCGCTGAAAGTCTTTGCTATATATGACCGACGCACTTATATACTCGTTGTAAAACGGTATAGTCACCTCGCTGACATAATGCGGTACACCGTCAATATTTTGCAAGTCGCCTGCTTTCGGCAAATCATCGTAACTGCCGAGCAACAAATCTCTTTGTCGCACCTCGTTACCCGTTCGTATCAATTCCCCCACAAGATTTCTGCCGTAAAAATCGGAGTTTACCACTTTTTCGGTTTGACTGCGGTATGACCGTTGCATGGGATAATAGTCGTTTACGGTATTGCATAAATATTGCTTTAAGTCAGGGCGAAACAGCCGAACGCGCGTATTGTCGTATGTGCGGTATTTTATCTTGAAAATGTAATCGTTCACATTAACGCTCGACGCAACCGTATCATACCACCAAAGCCGCCCGATTATGTTTTGTATCGCCGTGTTTTCTTCGCCTGCCGATATTGGGTTGGGACGCTTATATTGCAAACCCTCTATTTTGTTTCCTCCCAACGTATAATATAGACAACTGCCTCTATTCGGCGTGTATTGCGCGCGAAAATCGAGTATATTATAAATGCTTTTTTCGCATACGAAACTTGCACCGTGTATGCTCGAATTTTTTACAAGAGATTTCCACTCCGTGGGCTTGGAGCGTTTTGCTACATAAAATTCCTTAATGCCATAACACGGGCGGCTCAACAAAAGCACGGCATTGTCCGCATAAACAAGTGAGCTGTTGTCATCTGATTTTGCGCACAGCACCTCCTCTATATCGCTGTCATTGTTCACAAGATTCTTTACATAACTGTCGAAACTCGAAATATATTCGGCGAGATTTCGGCTGTTGTATATCGAAGTTACGCGCCCCGCGTTGGGCGATATTTCGCCTTTACCAAGTTGCAAAAAATCAAGGTATATCAAATCATCGTCGCCAAAATAGCAATACGGAATCGAGTGCCTATATCGCCCGATATACATACAAACGTCATAAAGCGTACTACCCGAATTTTGGCACTCGTATATCGGGGTCATTTGCAACATTTGCCGCACTTCGTCCGTCATGGCGAACGGCAACGGGTCGCCCTCTTTATAATTTCCCGTGCTGTAAAACGCTTTCAATAGGTAGTCGTAACAGTTGTATTTGTAAGCATATTCGCTGGGGGTAGGAACCGCAACGTCTATCTGCCCCGCGTCCGCCGAAACGTCCAACACGTCAAAACTATATCTCAACTCGGGATATTGCTGTTTGTTTTCTTCGCCTATCGGTATGAGATATGAATCGTTTTCCATATTGTAAGCAACGCATTTAGACGGCAACCCGCTTTTTATCCACTCGGAGCGCACAAGCGGAAAATCTGCGTCATTCCAGCCAAAATCAGGGTCTTGCATTTGTAAATTTCTATTCCGTGTGTATCGCATATTGTAGCGTCTGTTTGGCTTTACAGGAAACCAATAATATGTAACTGCGCCAAACTCGGGCGGCGACCAATACGTCTTGTAGCTACTGTTGAAATAATCTACATATAAATCGGAAGCCGCATATTTGAACGCGGTGTTAATCGTCGCCCTGCTTACATATCGAGCAACAATTTCTCCGCTGGCGTTCGTTCGTGTTCCTTTTTCGATCGGGACATACGGACCATCGGTAAAACTATTTACTTCACCGTCACGAAATTCTTTTGTATCGTCAGCACACAAGTCCACAGTACGCAACAATCGTTCCGGCACAATTATTTCGCCCGTAGTTAGGTCTATTTCCTCTACATAAACGTCATACGCTAATTGAAACTTTGTTTCTTGACCTGTTGCTAAATCATATTCCGAACACCACAACGGACAGTACGGGATATATGGGTACTCATAATATCCGCAAGCGATTTCGTTGCCGTTTTTGTCAATGCGATAAAGTTGATTATAGCCGCTTCGCGCTTTGAAATATATAATTTTTGACCACTCGTTTAAGCCGCGCCGTTCCACTCCGTCGCTCGGCGTGTATGGCGACGGGTCAAAATTATATGTGTAATATTTATTAAACGACGATTTTGCGTCGCTTGGCGTATTTACAAATTCGTCGCGTATTTTATCCGTCGATACAAGTTGCAAATTTTCTTTTAATGCACCCACGTCTAAATACTGCACCATATCTTCAAGCTGGTATGTAAGCGCGATATTGTCAACGGTATATTTTTGTGTAATAGCCAGCGGGTCTGTAAACACGACTTCATGCGCATAATATTTATTGCCTTGCAAAACCTCTTTATACACATTATCAGTATCAACAACAAAGTCATACCTATCTTGTTGTGTAAACCCAGAAGCCTTTTTTTCGTAAACATAAAAACGCACCATTGTGGACGGAGTGAGCGCGGCTTTTCTGTCAAGGTACATTTTGACTGTCATGGTAGACAGCGTTTCGTCCAGCGGGTCTTTGAGCGAAAACGGCTGAATGCAAAAGCCCGTAAAGTCTTTCCACTCGCCATTTTCTTTTAATTCAAGTTTGTATCTGTATTGCATTTTTACACCTCAATATTGATGAAGCCGGCCGCCACCCGCCGTTACTCCCGCCCGTTGCAAACTTACGGCGCGCGCCGTATCGAATTTCCATGACTCAAATTCATATTCTCTACGTCGTTCTTCATATTTGCGTTGCTTGTCCGTTTCCGCTTTTATTCCACCGAATATAGCTCCGCCCACACCGCCGACAAGAGCGCCTATCGGACCGAAAGACGCGCCCATAACAACACCCGACGCCGCACCTCCCAAGATACCTTTTGCCATATTTACAGACTCCTGTACTTTTTCTTGTTCCCGCGCAATCGTATCTTGCAAAGCGCTATTACCCGTCGTCATACCCACACCGCTGATTGCAAAATTTACGCCTGCAGAAACCTGTCCCAAAACTTGTTGCGCAACGGCAATCACCGCACCCGCAATAGCTACACCTTTTGCCCCCACTGATTCGTTTATTTTGGATTTCAATGCACCGATTGGGTTGCTTAACTTGCCCACACCCTCTTTGACCTCTTTTTGGAAAGCGTCTTTTTCTTCGCTCTCATCTATGCTGCTTTTTTTGCCGGACGACCCACCGCCCGTTTGTTTGATTTCAATTATAAGTTTTTTCATAAACCGCCCTCCGGCGCAAACACAACCGCCATAGTGTTGAATGTCGTATTTGTTCCGTTTATTGTAATAGTTTTCGCCAAAACCTTGTATGTGTATATCTCTGCTTCGTCATCTACACCGACAGTCATGCGCAAATATATCGGCACATTTAATTCCGTACTTTCGCCGATAGCGTTACAACGCAACGCGATTTTGCGAAGCTCTTGCGTAAGAGGTTTATTGAATTCGTAAAGGTTTAGGCTTATGCTGTTGCTTTGCGACACGTTTATAAAACCGCTATCGCTTTTATTTGCAACGGGTATGGGGACTTGGCTCGTATTGTATGTGTAAGTCCACGACGTAAACGGAACGGTAGAATAGTTTTCCCCGTTATCAAACGACAACTCTATTTTGTAATCGCTATAACTCAATAGGCTTGGGGCAAGCTCCATTTTAACGGCAATAGTCAATATTGCGCTTTCGCCTATTTCGGACGCGGATTGTATGTTGATTATCTGCGGCGCGCCAAACTCAATGAGCATATTCCGCGTTTCGTTACCGACAGGAACCTCGCAAATTTCGCCGCAACATATCGAATTGCACTCCTCGACAAATGCCTCCAACAGCTTTATTTTCTCGGTTTGCAACCACACCGTAAGCCGCCCGTCTATTATCGCATGGTCTATATCTTTGCTGTATAGCCGCTTTGCTTGCAGTAGTTCGCATAGGCAATACGCTTGATTGAGCGATTTTTCCATACTCGCCAAATAATCGTCTGCCGATTTTATTCTGCGCTTGAACGCATAATACTCTATGTTGAGCGCGTCTGTTATTGATTTTTCTTTCTCGCCCTCTAACACAAAATCGGCGGTAGAAAACACGCCTTGTATAATTCCAAGCAATAAGTCTGCCGATAATTTTATTCGCTTCACTATACCCTCCGTAATTTATACCCGACACGTTTTTGCCATGCCCTTTGCCGTTCTTCATACGGTTTATCAGAAAAACTCGGAACGCTGTTTTGGCTTTGAAACTCGGGGTTGTAGTTGATATTATCAAGAATTTCGTTCAAAAATTTTAGCTTTTTTTGCGGCGTATCCAGCGTTGCTATTTGCGATACGCTTGCCGCGCTGGTATAAACGCGCTTGTTTGTGCTTATATTTGCAAGCAGACTTTCGGAATTGTTGAACATTGCCTCTAATACCGTCTTGCAAGCCGTCACAATGCGCAACACCGCCGCGCTCGATTTATTTGTCACGGCAATACCTTTTTCGGTTATAACGCCGTTAAGAAAGCCATTTATCACGTTGCGGCATTGCGTGTAAATTTTGTCATCGTCAGCCTTGCCCTTTCGCAAATCGTCCCGATTAAATTGCGGCAATATGCCCGTCATATTATCGTTGCAGAAAAAATCTTGCAACCGAAACAAATTATTATATTCCATTACAACACCTTTCGCAATTCTAAATATTGATTAGTCTGTACTTTTTTCGGCGTATAAATATACCCGATACGAACATCACCGTCAACTTGCCACAATTTGCCTTCTATAACGACAAGGTCACCTTTTTCAAACTTATGTAATGAATTCGTTCGTATCGTCAAATAACCGTTGGGAGTCAATAATCCATCCATAGGCTGATACTCGTTTTCAGTACACTCAGTAGCCTCTACCCAACGAATTTTACATACACACACATATCGATTGCCCTGTACCGTTACACTCTCGCCGTCTTTCAGTTCTACGGGCATATCCGCCGTATAGCGTTTGTATAGCTTGGCTTTCGGGTGCGGCGACCACATAGGATATTCAAAACTCTGTGCCATAAATTCACCTCATTTTTTTGATTAAGTATTGACTTTTGTCTTGTGTTGGTGTATAATAGTATTGAAAACACCTTTGGTTAGTGGATAGTTGAAGGTAACGCCCCCGCTATCGTGCCCTGCCAATAGGTGTTTTTTATATTTCAAACACATTGCCGTCAGAAGTAAAAACACGATGCATTTTATAGCGGTTTTCCACTGTTTTAACGACGGTCACAGCCATTACTCCCTCTTTATCACCTATCAGGACACGCGCCGCAAACGTAACTGAGGCGTACCCACGTGCTTTGTGATTATTGTGACGCGATATTTCTATCCCATGTTTTATGACTGAGGGAACAGCGGTAATTGCGGCTATTTCAGCAACGTTTTTTATATAAGCTGCTGACTTTTTGATTTGAGTACCAACTTGCACCTTGCCAAAATCTTTACGTTCTACACCCGTTGTTTTTCGCAAGGCGCACTTGTAACGCTGTAATTGCCGTTTGACGGTCGGTAGTCACCTTTCCTTTGGTTATAGCCGCAACAACCTTTGTTTTTGCGATTTTGTCTTTATTTGCTTGTACTTGTTGTTTTATTGTAGTTTTATCACTCTCGGAAGCGGAATTTTTAGCGTCTTTACCACTCTCCGCATCAATGTCCGCCTTCTTAAACTTGCCGCTCGTTTTCATTGCCTCTCGTAGCGACTGCCCATCGGCTATAAATACCTTTCGCCCGCATATAGTACGCCACACACCTTTTTTATCGCTCGCCATTATTGCCTCTCCTAATACGCCGATAAATCCATACGGTATTCCCCAATAGCATTTGGGTCGAGTAAGTAATTCACACGCAACCAAATAAGAACCTCGTCATGTAGCCAATAACCCGCAGACATATCAGCGTCGTTATCGCGCATTCTCCCGTTTTCACTGTTCACAATCATTTTCGGGGTCTTCTTCGCGTCGCCGAAATCGATAATAAATTCGGCTTGCTTAGCAAGCATACGTTCGAATTCGAGTCGCCCCTCTCTCGGTGTTTTCACTCGTCCGAAAAGGCTCTTTGCTATTCGATAGCACATGAGGTTGTATTTGGTCTGCGCCATAACAGCTATGTAACTGTAAATGTGGTCGGTCGTTGTCCAAAGTAGTTTTTTTATTTCATTAGGCTCGCAGTCAATGCCGTAATGCGAGAATGCCGCTTCCGTCAAATAATAACGGTGGTCGTCTTTGTCGTATCGCATTCTTTCCGTATCGCATGGATAAATCGCATTGGTTGGCATATCGTCGTAAAACGGTATAACGAGCTTATCGTTGTTTATTTTCTCATACATGCTTTTATTCCTCGCGTGAAATTAATCTTTTGCCGCTCGACCACTTTTCATTACTATCGCGGTTATTATAGCCGGGCAATGTTCTAATGGTAACGTCGCGTTGACTCTCCACGTCTAAACCTTGTCTCTTAGCAATTTCAAGCCTTTGACCAACGTTTTTCGGATTTATAGTTTTTTTACCTTGCGCTATGCGTTCATCGTCGGGTGTTGTCAAATTATCCGCTTTGCGTTTCCAATTCGCAGTGTCCTCGTCGGTAGTCATTTGAACCACTGCAAGCGTATTGTATAATTTGTGGCTTTGGTAATGTTCTACCGGCACGACTACAACGTCACCCGAGCGATATTCCTTATCGGTTTCGTAGTCGTATAACTTACCGTGCGGCGAACCGTGTCCGTAGCTAACCGATATAATTCTACTCGACATGGCACCGTACCTCCATCTTTATTCGTCCGCGCCGTCGTCGTCCGTGTCGTCGCCGCTTATACCGTCAAAGTGTTCGCTCCACCGATTAGCGATCGCCCACGCCTCGCTTGTCGTTGCTTTGTTTCCGTTTTTGATTTCATCAATGCAAGCGCGTATGTCTTCGCGTTCGGGGCGTTCTGCGGCGAGTTGCTCCATTTCATCAAGCGTATATCCTATGTCGTCAAGCGCTCTTTGCGCGCTCGACATAAGGCGGTCGTTCAACCGCGACATATAGCGGTCAATATTATTGTTCATATTGTTTACCTCCGATTTTGTTATAACGAAAGCAATGGGAGCGGTGTTGTCCGCTCCCGTTGTTCCGTTTTTGTCTTTTACGCCGCAACGTACTTTTTCGCAAGCGCTTTTTTCGTGTTTCTAATACGCCCGCCGCACACGGTCATAATTGATATAAGCGTGCTATTGTGTTCGATAGCGTCATACGGCACAAGCCCGATAAAACGCGCAACGTTAATAATTGAAAGTGTCTTATGGTCGTAAAGAATATACTCAATGTCGCTCCAATCCCACTCTTTCTTTTTCTCGTCATAATCGGCGTCGGTAGAAGTCAACCCGACAAGCGCGGAATTATCCTGTCCCACAGCGTTAGACGTGAACACTTTGACTTTACCGCTGAAAAGCGTGCCCGCGAACACCTGCCCAAGCGTCGCCGCTTCGGTCGGACTCGCGGCAACAAAATAGTTGCGACTCCCTATGTATTTGAGGAATACCGCGTCGGTATCTTCGCTCACAATAAGAGTATCGGGGTCGGCACCCGCTTTGCGAAGCGTTGCGCGGTCGTCGATTATATTGTTTATAATTGTGTCTTTCGTGCTACGCACGGTGTTCGCCGATGCGGGTGCGCCTACGTCGGTAGCGTCGGGCGAACCTCCGCCGTTTATAAGATACGACAAATAGCGTAACTCCTTAATTTCGTCGTAGCTCTCGGAAGCAAGCGCCACCAAGTCGGCGGTTCTGCCGCTTACACGCGCCTTATCAATCGGCTCGCTTACAATTTCCCCTACTTTCAACACGTCGTTGCACTTGATTTCGATAAACTCTCCGTCAGTGCGCGTAGGCACTACGCGGAACGCATCTTTGTCGGTCGCTTTGGTAAGCGTAACCTTGATTTTTTCGAGCCTACGAATGAACGCCACCGCAAATCGATTGTCTACCATGAGACTCTCAACGTCGGTCGCATAAGTCACGCCGGGAAGCATAACTTTATTGCGAAATAAATTCGGTTCGAGCATAGCGATAATGCCGCCATCTACCGTTGCGCCGCTCGTGGGCGCGTTCGTGCCGGGATTCCAGTTTTGGAATGCGTCACCCAAAGTAATTGCCATAGTTTTTAAACTCCTTTATATAAAAATTTTATTCCAACCCCGCCTTTTTCCGTGCTTCTCTAACTTTTCTCTCAAAATCGTTTAACACGGGCGGATTGTTGGGAGTTGGCGCCGTTTTATCCGCAAGCGGTTGTGCCTTTCCAAGCACCACGCGACCGCTCGACGCGCCCCATTCGGGATATTGCGCGACAAAATCGCTCACTTTGTCGAAGTGCGCACCTTCGGCAATAAACAGCTTTTTTGCCGCTTCGATTCGCTCGGGTTGAATACCCGCTCTAAGTAGCGCGTTCTCGGCTTTAAGCTCTATAACGTTTGCCGTGTCTTGCGCCTCTTTATTGTCCGTACTCGGCGACGGCTCTGTTGTTTCCTCTTTATGAGTCAACCGTGTGACTACGCTTGCCGCAAGTTCTTTTATGTCAGGCGTATCGCCATTCATAACAGTCGCCTTAACAGCAGCTTTAACTTCGGCATCCTCAAAAGCGTTGTAACGGTCGGGCAACCCACGTTTAGCCGTTTTTGATATGCTACGCAACGCCTCGTTATATTGCTCAAATTGTTGTGCAGTCATTTCTCTCGTCGGCTCTTGCGCTTCGTTCGTCTTACCTTGCTGTGCCGTGTTCGTCGGTTCTACGGAGGGGTTTTCCGTAGTTTTGGGCGTTACTTGCGACTCGACAATCGCGCTCGTTTCGCCTTGCATAATTTCCCCCTTTGCGATTTGTTGCTGAACTTGTCCGTTCATTAAATTTGTTCCTCCTTTAACGTCTGAGTGACTGGTTTGTATATCCAACCTTTGTTGAACGCGCTTTTCAAATTCCGACTTATAATAGTCGTCCTGTAAAAGTTCGTCAAAGGTCAAAATACCGTCTATTATTTCGGTTTCGTAATCGTCTTGCTCTTCTTCGTCAAATACGATTTCCATAACTACCTCCGTATATTTTTGAAAAGATATTGACTTTTCGCCAATTATGGCGTATAATATCATTGGTAAGCCGTTAGTGCTGTTGGTAATTGAAGTTTCGCGCCCATTGCCGTTTCAGTTACTAACGACGTAAGCATAGTCAAAGGACATAATGCTACCGAACCCCACTGATTTACTCGGTGGGGTTTATATTTTGAATGCTTCGCCAGAGTGTGTATAAACTCTATGAATTTTATAACGATTGTTTTTCGTTTGAGCTATCGTTACCGCAACCACACCCGTCCTATGACCGATTTTTACATTAAAGGTCAAAATACCGTCGGTAATTTCTGTATTCATTATTGCCTCCGCAAAAACTTTTTTTCGGAATAGGTGTTGACTTTCGTCTTGGTTTGGTGTATACTAATATTAACGTAGGGCTTTGATATAAGAAAATTCGCCGGCGCAAGCTATATCCGAGGATGAGGGGATTCCCCGCAAGGGGTTGGCGTCCCTCCAAAGTCCAAATATAACCGTCACTATCTTGTGGCGGTTATTTATTTTGTTTAGACTTTCGCCTTTTGAACCCCGTCAATACATAGGTCACCTTTTCCCCTTTATAACTCCGCCCTATTACTAAATGTGTTTTAGTGGGGCGATAGTCTATTTCTATATCGCCTTTCGTGTTGCCGCCGTCCGTCGCGTCGCCATTTTCTATGGCTTCGGTAATGTTGTTGAGAATCTCCGCGATATGGGCTTTGATTTGCTGAACCGTTTTCCCTTGCTTGGCAAGTTCTTTCGTCCTATCGATAATCAAATGTTTTAGCCCCACCCTATCGTTGCCCCAAATATAATCGACGCCGATTTCATTGTTGTGGTATGTCATGGTTGCGGCGGATTTAACGTGTCCTTTTCTTTCCATTAGCAACATTTTAAGTGCCGCTTTGCCTTTCGCGCCTTTTAATTCTTCGCCATACAGTTTTTTCAACTGCTCCGGCGGCGGCAAACTCCCGTTGTCAGGGTCGGGCTTATCGCTATTTTTCGGCAATCTAATTTCGTCGCCTTCTATGTCGCCGCTATATAACTCATCGTCTGGAACGCGCATTGACACGCTTGGTGTGCGAACGCTTACGGCTTGGGATTTGGTTTTTGTTTTACCACTTGCCGCTTTAATGTCCGACTTGCTGAATTTGCCGCTTGCTTGCATTGCTTCTCGAAGCGTTTGTCCTTCGGCAATAAAAACTCTACGACCGCATATCGTGCGCCATACCCCTTTTTGCTCATTCATCGGCTTGTTCCTCGCTGTCGGAGTCTTCCGCGTCTTGTAAGCCCTTTTCCGCGCCGACAGCGTCGCCCTTCGACTGTTCGGCTTCTGTAATCACAACGCTTTCTTCGGGTGGTTTCGTAGGGTCTACGACCTGAATATTCCCACCCGCCTTTTCGGCATAAATAAGGTTCGTTTCCTTGTAAATCGCATCGTCCGACCAATCGGGGTGCTGTTCGCGCACAGCCGCAAATATGCTCATAAGGTTAGACGCTACTTTGCGTGAAAGCACTTCGCTAACTTCTTCGGGCGTGTCAACGATATACTTTCGAAATGCCGCCTTTATGCCGTGATATTCTTCCGCAACGATTGCGCTCTCGCCTGTCACAGTGTCCGTCGCCGTAGTGCTACCGTTTATGTAATCCTCATATTGCAAAAGAACGGAGAACAATTTTTCGAGGTAACGTTCGTAGTCGGCGGCAACTGTGTTGCGTGTCCGAATACTATTGCGTTCCTTAGCGTTTTGCGTTGCTTCGGCTTCCACATGTCCGGATAGTTGCAAGCCGAGTGTCGCTGCATTTATTCCAACTTTGTTAAGCGCGATATTTATTTGAAACTTTGCGGCTTCCACAAACTCTGTTGTGTTCAGTTTGGCTTGTATTTGTTGTAACAGCTTTTCGGGTTCTTTTACGTTTTGCGGCAAAAGAAACGAGTGTCGCCTTGTACTGAATGCGGCAGTGTCTTTGTCGCCCGTAATGTCTGACGGTATCATTTGGCTGTCAATCAATAGAAATGGGAACGATTTTCGCACCGTGTCAACACAGTTGGATAAAATTTCATCGAGCGCACCTGACACACTTTCCAAACCGAACACAACGCCGTAAGGTCGGGCATTATCGTACACGCTTGCACCTTGCGTATTATTCAATGTGTTCGGCAAATACACGAGTGGCATATCCGCAAGCGGAAGCACTGCGTTTTCTTTCACTCCGTATTCTTTGAAAATTTGATTTTTCAGTCGCTCGTCGTTTATGTAATTTGTCCCGTCGAATATGCGATGGCGTTGCATTATGCCGTCGTCGCAGTATCGTGAAACGCCTCCTTGCTTTATAGGCTTTTTACGGCGCGTATACACGGTATGCAATTCGTAAGGCTGAGGCTCGTTATTAACTATAACTTGCCGTTTTATCGTATATTCCACAATGCGATTGCTCTTGCGTTTCACAATCAGCTGTTCGGCGGGCACAAATTCGATAAGCGGCAAATTTGATATTTCAGGGTCGAAATGAATATGCCATGCACCGTCGCCGAGTCCGAGCGTTTCGATTATGCTTGACTTTAACAATACGGTATCAAACTCGTTTTCATTAAGTATAGGTTTCAATCTTTCGACTATCTTAGGAGGAACGCTATCGTCAAAATCATAACCTCCGCCACATACAAGTTTCGCTATACTTTCGCAAATCATCGGTATTATGCCGAAGAACTCTTCTGCGTTTTCAGTGAACTCATCTCCGTAATAAAACGACCTTTTAAGCTCAAACATTTTGTATGCGTCGGGCAAGTATTGTGCGGCTTCATACCGATACCAATATTTAATTACCGTAGGGTCGTTTGACAAAAGCGCTCGGTATTTAGCCGTATTAAACGCCCAAAATGCGCCTTGATTGTATAGCTTTGTTTTGTTCGCCTTTATCAAGTCCATTTGATATGGGGTTTTGATTTCATCCATTGCGTTTCCCTCGCGTTTTAAAAATTGCCGAGCACAGTTAGCTTCTTTTCTCTCTCATAGTCAATCGGTTTTCTAATTATGCGGTCTTTTGTCCAGTCTTCTTTAATAACAGTCCACCCTTTTGCTTTATAGCCTGCGCTCTCATAGTCTTCCTCGAATATAACCGTTCGAATTTTGCCTGTCGAGTCCTGAATACAAATACGACTTTCGCACGATACTTGTTCAGCCATTGCTATTATCTCCTATTATAAGTCCGTCGTCTACCGTCTCGCTTTCATAATCGGCAACGGCAGTAGAAGCAACGGCATCGTTAACCTTTTTATTGGGTGCGGTGTTTTTACCTTTTTTGCCGCTACTCGTATTGTTCTTATTCGCGTCGGAGAGCGCTTTCGCAATGCGTGCGTCTATATCTGCTTTTAATTTTTTGACAGTTGCGGTTTCTTTCCATCCGCTTGCCAAGTACGCATCTATTCTATAATCGTCGTCGTCAACAACGGTTATAAGTTCGCCTTTTGTAAATGTTTTCATTGCGCGTCCTCCGTTTCCTTTTCGGGTATTTTATTTTGTGTTAACGTTTTTAACGCTGTTTCCTTTTGTTTTGCTAATGCTTCAGTTATGCTACGAATACTTAAAGAAATCGCCGTCACAGTTTGCCCGAGCAGTTTTTCAACGTACGCTATTTCGAACTCGGATTGCGACATAGACGGTGCGCTATCGTGCTTGTGCATTTCACACACGTTTATAATCCCTTTGCGTATTTCGTCAAAATAGCGATTCAACCGTGCGCCTGCTTTGCCCGAAAGTCTAAACGGTTTACGGGCGGTGTTTTTCTTTGTCATTGTTTGGTATGCCTCCTAACTGAATTTAATTTTGTTATTGTCGCGCTCGCGCCTGTCGGCGAATATTTGCCTTATTCGCCAAAGTATTAAGTACGAAAAGCAGTCGGCGTAATCTTGCCATATATCCTTTTGGTCGAGCTCCGACCCGTCTTTGTCTTGCAAGATTTGCCTGTGCGCTTTCAGCATTTGTTCGTCGCACCACACAACGCGGCTTTGCGGATATTGCTTGCTCGGCATCATAAGCTGACACTTAACCGCCGCGCGCGCCACAAGGTCGGAGCATAAATATTTGTCGGACTTTACGCACCCAATTACTCCGACTTTGCCGCGCCACCTGCTGTGGTTTTGCCAAGTGCTGACAAGTTTGTAGTCTGCTTTGTCAATAAGTATCGCCTTGAATTTGCCGTAGAATTTAAGCCAATACGGGTATAGCCACGCCTCCGCTTCGTCGATAATGTCGCGGTGTTCTATGCTCGCTATTTTCTTTGAGGCGAGTGCCACGACACGGTGATATTGTTTTGTATACCCGCCGAGCGCGACTATCGTGTGCGATTTGCTCGTATCGTCGCCGTTGACGCTTGCGCCCACGTCCACCGTTGCCACCACTTCCTCGAACGCGTTTATATTTAAATCGTCGAGGCTGTAAAGCGTCACGTCGCCGAGTAGCGGCGCATACATTGCACCCTCCGAAAAGCCGCGACAACCGAGTATCTTGGAATAGTAATAGAAACTGCCGACAGGGTAACTCCGCACAAGCCTTTCGGTCTGTTCGGCGGTTTTATGCGGGCAATCGTCTTGCAAATTAAAATGATAGTAATGCTCGTCCGCTCTATCCTCCGCCATTTCGTCGAGTTCGATTTTAGGCACCGTATCGCGGAACATGACCGTTGCGTGATTTACAAGTTCGCCATAAAACTCTTGCGTCGGATTGCCGCCGTTCGTGGTAGTAATAAGCCAACCGGGATAGGAAAGACGCTGAACGCGCCCGTATGCTTCGCGCCACACGTCGGGGTGCAGAACGGAAAGCTCGTCAAGCAATATGCCGCCCAAGTCAAGCGAAAGAATATTTGCGTAACTCGTTTTGTTGTCTGCACCCGCTATGTACACAATTTTCTTTCCTGTTTTGGCGTTGATACAAAAGTGCGAACCTGCGGCATTTTTGTTT